CATTCAATTTCCTCCAAACCAAGAGCGTACACAGCGCGGCCACCTGAAGCCAACGCCCCAACGGTTCGGGACACGGGAGGACGATCACGAATCCTTCGCCGAGAATGTCGATCCCACTTAGCAGCGGAGTTGCATCCGGGCACTCGCAACCGATGTCAGTTGGCGAGCAACACAGCGGGCAAGGGGGCGGGAAGAGGGGCGGGGGGAAACGTCGCATTCGCGGCCATCACCTCCGAAGTCAACCCATCGGCGTTCGCACAGCTCACCCTCGCGGGTGCGGGCGGTTGCCCGACACGATCGGCAACCGAAAACACGATCCGGGTTCCGACGGGTACATCAAGAGTGGTCTTCCCATCGGGTACCTCTGCGCCGTCGATCACCGGGACGCAAGTCGTCGGCACGTTTATCGGCGTGCAATAGGCCAGCGTACCGTCCTCACCGGGCCACACGTTTGGGCCGGAGAGCGGCGGAGGGTCTACGCATTCGGGGTCGATCGCGTATGCGTTGGACGCAAGTAGCAGGGACGCAATCAAGATCGCTGTTCGCATGATTCCTCCAGGGCAGTTTTTCACTCGCCATCTGTCACAGCGGCACGTCGCGCTAGCGCCTCTGCTATCGCCCACTCGGCCACACCCTCTCCGGATGGGCAATATTGGATCATGAATGCCTCAATGACCATCTCAAGATACTGCTCACGCTCGCGTAGCTGCTCTGCTTCTGTCTTGAGGCGGTCGAGCTCTCCGTCTCGCCCTTGGAGAATTCTCGCAGCCAGTGCAACGTCCTGTCGATTCGCAACGATCGTGCCAGCCTCTTTCATCGCCTTTCCGAATAGGTCTTCCACCTACGCCTACCTCCTCACGCTATCCCGTGTTCGACGATCAGCCAAGCGGGGACTTCGATCTCCTCGGCCTCTTCGTCGATGTCGCATTCGGATTTCGGGAGGCAGATCGGCTTCGCGATGTCCGGGAACTTGAGAGTCCACGCCCTGTGGGTGTCGATGAGGATCCGTTCGTAGGGGACCCACTCGGCTTCGCGATCGTCGTTGGGGGATCTACTCACGGGAGCTTCACCACAGCGACGCCTGCACCGTCCACAGCTTTCCGGAGCGCCTCCGTGACCGCGCCCAACTCTTTCTCCGTTGTGGAATGGTCGAGCAGTGTGAGCGCGTCGATTACTTCCGCGATCTTAATGACCCGCAACTCGAGCCGCCTCGCCCGCAGCTCCCAATCCTGTTCCGTCGTGATCGGGTCCGGTCGGATGTGCCGCAGCCACAGAAGTTCCGCTTCTTCACGCGACACCCAGTCGTCTCCGACAGTCGCGCCGCACTCACACCGCGCGATGTAATACGTTCCGCCAGGAGCGTCGGCGGAGAGCGGGTCGAACTTGTGGTCTTCGATCTCAGTCACGCTCACTGTGGACTCTCGATCCATTCGACGAGCGCCGAGAGCGCCCGCGCGGCGAGGATCAGCAGCGCTTCGTCCGTGTCCTCTCCACCCGCCCACCGATCTTGAAGCGCGGAGACTTGCGCCAACTGATTTTGGAACAGGATTTTCAGCTGCTCCTCGCGGGTGTGGTGCGGGATTACGTGGATCGTTTGGAGACGGCCGACGGTGCAGGAGCAACGCAAGTTTTCGGCTATTTCTGGGCGGAGCGGCTCAAGCGGGATCTTCACCCCCAATGAACGCGCCAACGCGACCGTGTCGTCTCCGTGATCGTTGCACACTTCATCCGGTTCTTGCCCGGGATAGTGCCTCCGGAACGTTACCCGCTCGTTGCACATCTCGGGTTCTACTCGTGTCGGCATAACGTGGTTCCCCCACCCTCTCTCGGCCTGCGCTTTCGTTCCCCAAGGTGACTTCGACCAGCCGCACGAGCACCCCGCGAGGTACTTAAGCCCGCCGGTCCCGCTGCATTTCGCTGGTGTAAATGCGTGGTCACCGTCCATCTAGACTCCAAAAACGTTGTGAGAGTGCGGTCCGGTGTCGTGCGCTTCGAACGTGCAGTCGTCGTCTGGGCACGAATCCACCGGAACCGAACACGTGGAGAACGACGGGAGTTCACCCGCTGCGATGTTGCGAAGTGGCACCGACGAGCCCGTGTCTCGAGCGTGTTCGTAGCAAACGAGATCGGGTGCGCGAGTCGCCCAGAGACGACGAAAGATCGGCGTGTTGCTGCACGTTCTCATCGCGAGTCGTCCACGTCCGCCCGGGTGAGCGGCGCGAGTTCCTCTTCGGTGAGTTCGAATGCCTCGATTGTGAAGCGCTCCGGCTTGCCCGCTATGTGTAGCTTGTCGATCCAGTCCCGGAGAAACAGCACCACGTCGTCACCACTTCCCAAGTGAAGGTCCGTGAAGTTCTCGCGTTGCTCGTCGTCGGTGAGTTTCGCCGTTATGTGGAACACCCTCATGAGTCGAGCCCCTTCGGATCGCGCTTGATGTAGTTCTCTCCGCTCGCTGGCATTTCCGCCACTTCCGCAACACCCATCCACATAGCGAGCGCCTCCATTGTAGTAACAGCGACACCTTCCAGCCTTCCCTTCGTCACCTCGGCAGGAATGCCGCCGCCAAGATCGGCGCGCTTCACATCCTGGGCAGTGGCGAGCGCGTTTTCGAGAATACCCATAAGGTCGCCCGGTTGACCGGGAACGAGGATCGGTTTCGTGTCGCTCATGACAGCGCCTCGCGGGCGGCGGCGAGGGCGTCGGGTTTGGTGGCGAATTTCGCGTTGCTCCACCCGCCAAAGAGAGCGGACTCGTTGGTACCTTCAGGCTTCCTACGCCACCGGTAGAGCCCATTTCCCGAAAGCGCAACCTCAATCTCCGGCTTCGCGTCGAGCAGGATGCGGCCGTCGCCACCACAAGGACAGAGACGCTTGTGAGTCACGGTAAAAAGCTTCTCGTCAGAGACGGGTTTACCCTCACACTCCCGGTACGCGATCTTGCCGCGCCCGGAGCAGTCGAGGCACGGTGTATCTCCGTCGTATTGAAGTCCTGTGCCATAGCATGCTGTACACTTCGCATCCTTGATGCGCGCGTCGATGAAGTGGAGGCTCACAAGGAGCGTCCCCACACGAAAAAAGCCAGCAACGCGACAACCAGCAATGCGGTACGAACACGCCTGTTGGATGCAACGGTCCTTCTTGCCACCTTCGCGCGGAGCTGCTCATTCTCGACCTTGAGGCGGTTGAGTTCTTCGTCGCGCCCTTCCATCACTTCACCAGCCGGAGCGCCGGATCGTCAGCGTCGCTCGGTTGGTCGGAGACGCATTGCGCGAATTGACCGGTCATCGAATAGAGGGCCGCAGCCGCGATGATGCGAATCCCGACGTTCAGTAGGTCGGTGCCCATTTCGCCGAACGCTTCCGCGTGTTCCTTGAGTGTCCATTCGGAGGCGTTTCCCTGCTCTTGCGCACGGAGTTCTGTCGCCTCTATTTGTTCCTCAATCTCATGTAGCAACTGCCGCGCCACAATGGGCGGGTTTTCGGTACCGTGGTCTTTCAGTAGTTCGGAAAGGAACTCCGCGAGAATGGACGCCGTAGAATCACCTACGCGTTGCGGAGTCGAGAGATCGGAGAGTACGACCTCAATTGTAAACGGGACGGTGCCCCGCTTTGCTTCTTTGCCATTGTCCAACGTCAAATCCCCAACGGTTGGGGAGTGACGCGATCCGCGTAACGAACCGCGCCACCCCGTCAATCAGGGGACACTAGCGAATCCGGACTAGGGTTGCTCCGGGTACCATTCGATGGTGCCAAACGGCGTCGTTCCGCCGTTATCGAGCAGCTGGATCGCTAGTGCGCCGATTGCGAACGTGTCTCGAGAGAATGGCAGCGCGTCATCGGTGAGCCGGACTTGCGCTTTCGGCACGATCCAAATCAAGTTCCGACCCGTGTTCGTGAGCAGGCGAATCCGGACCTTGCACGGGAAGACGAATTGCGTGAACGGCGGGAACGTGCTGTGATTCACAACCGTGTGGTCGTAGTCGGCTTCCATCGGCTGGAAGGATTTGAGTTCGAGGATGTTCGCAGGACTCGGATCGCCGCCCGCGAACTGGAGCGGGAGCATCCGCACCCGGCCTTGGATGTAGTCGACGACGAAGTCGGTGTTCTCGGCGAACGAGTGTCCCGGCTTGTAGGTCGCGATGACGCTGGTTCCGACAGCAAGGTCAGTCGGGGTACCCGTTACGTTGAACTCCAATTCACCCGCGGTCGTCGTGCTGTCCCCGAAGTCGGACACCTCAACCGCGAGCGCCTCCGCTGCCGCGACACCGATCCCGACGATATCGCCGGCCCCCGGACCCGCGGGTGCGTCGTATACGGTTGTCACGCCCGCGAGCGTCGTGACTGCGATCTCCGTCACGTCGTCATGGTCGAGCGGCTTGAAGTCGACAGCGAAGTCTCCGAGCGTGCCCCCACCGATGGTTGCGGTTGCCGTGCCAAGCGCTTCGTCGGTGATCTGACCGCACGTGACGGCGGTGATTGTCTCGACGATATCCGGATTCGCAAGGTCGAGGAAGTCTTGATTGTCGGCAGTGAGCATGAAGGGATCGTCGGCCAAAGATGGAGTAGACGCACCTACGGCAGTCAGGGCGTTGCCGGCGAAGAACAGCCGCGTGTTGTTCTCATCCCAATTGAACACACCGACGTTCAAGGTCGAGTCGAACGATCCGACGAGTTCTTTGACCAACACGTCGACACCGCTTTGCGCGGATCGGAGCTGTTTGAACGCGAGTTCCTTCGCGAACTCTGCGTTTTCGACGATTCCGAGATTTCGGAAAGGCTCGTGTCCGCCCGCCGACAGTTCGAGCGCGATATCCACGAATGGCATTCCGTGAACGAGGTTGTCCTCTGTGACCGTATCGGTGGGACGCGGGATGATTGAAGTCATGTGACCCCCTTATGAGAATGCGAATCGTCCGGAAAGGACGGTGAAATCTTGTGACACCACGTTGCGTCCACCGAGCGCTGTATCCACGTCGCGCCCTAGTGGATTCGGCAGATTGATCGCGGTGATTTGTGCAATCGGGACTCCGCGGACATTTCCCTGGAACAAGTGTAGAAACCGGTGGATGTCCTTGGCGCGTTCCAATGCGTTCTCCGACGAGTTGTCACCGCCGCGACGCGTGACGACCTTGATACCGATCTCCTCGGAGACGGTGAGTTCGGCTGATCCACCAACCCCATCGAGCAGAATGGTGATCGTGGCGTCTGGCGACTCGGGTTGTTCGTTGATGAAAATGTCTGTCCCGAACACACCGAAAGAAGCCGCGACCAGTTCGTCTCCGCCGCGCCCCCCCAACACCAGCGCTTCCGCCACTGCGCGTTCGATTCCGAAACCCATCACCTGCCCCGCTTGGTTTTCTTGATGGCTTTCTTCATCGACTTCGCTAGCAGGGCATTCCAACGCGCTTGATGTCGTTCGAGCGGTCGCGAGAGGAAGCCGGGGCCGACCTTCCCGTCCCCCATTCTCGGTCTCTTCCGTCTCGAAACCGGTCCGAGGTTGTACGTCCCATTGTGTAGGAAGTTGAAATACTTCGCCGTCTCCGGTGTGGTTCCGAACTCAACCTTGAACACGACTCGACCGCGAGATTGAACAGTCCGGGTGATCTTTCCGGAATTCTCCATCGCCTTCGTGAGTCGTGGACTCAACGCGCGCGCCCGTTGCAACAGTTCCCGGGAGTTCGCCTCCATTTGCGCGGCCACCGATTTCGGAGCGGTCTTCGCAATGCGATCGAGACGAGCGGAGAACTTCTGGAATGAACGAATTCGCTTAGCCACCGACGTCCAACTCCAAGTGATGAAGAACAGTCCCTTTCCAGAACGGGTTCACAGAGACGACTTCGCGCTCCGGTGTCGCGGCACCCCTCCAGTCGGTGTGCGTGACGAAATCACCATTCACCACGTCGAGCGCATCGAGGTCGCTGTCCACCGGGTCGATGAAGAACCGGCCCGTGATAGCGACCGTGACCGACTCGGCGTTCGTCCTGAGTTGAGATTCCACCGGTTCGTAGAAGCCCGACAATCCGGAAGCCTGCGTCGTGCGGCTCGCGATGTCACCGCCGGGCCCTCGGACGACCCGAATAATCGAAATGTCTGTGAGTTGTTTCAGCGGAGAATCGGAGATTCGCCCCATTAGTCGATCGCGTTCGGGTCAAGGTCCGCGCCTGAAGGGTTCGCGAACTGCCCCTTTCTGAAATCCGGCTGGACAAGATCGGTGTCTTTCCGATCCACTTCCTTGCGATCTTTGCTGATCCCACCCACGAACATCGCTACCGGTAGGATCGCTGTCTCCGAGTAGCCAGCCCGGACGCGAAGCCGCTTCGCCATGTCCCGATAGTTCTCAGTGAGCTGCGAATTACTGAGAGTCGTGTTGCCGATCTTCTCGTCGACACTTTGCGCAAACGAAACCGCGAGGACGTCGGCCGCCTTGGAAGCCGCGAATAGAGTCGGTCCGCCTTGAGCGATATAGAACTCGATCTCGTCGTCCGATATTCGAGCACTGGAGCAAACCGTGTCGCCGATCTCGAATCGAACTTGATCTTTCGCAGAAGTGGCTGGATCGCCGCTGTAGGTCGCTTGCACGCCAGCCCTCTACTCGTCGTCCCCCGCGTCGGGAGACTCGCTCGCTGTGTCCGTTTCTGGCTCGGTGTCGGCGTCGGTGGAGTCCACTGCGGCAGTGGACTCGTACAGGTCGACTTCCGGCTGCGTGTCGGCGTCCGATTCCTCAGCATCCGGCTCGCTGCTCGCGTCTGCATCCGGCCCCACGGCGTCCGTATTGCCCGACTGTTCTTCGAGCGCAGATTCCATCACATCGAGCGCGTCTGGTTCGGCTTCTGGTTCTCGTCTACGCCGTAGGGGACGGCCGCCGGTTGCACCCGCTTCAGACCTCCCCTGATCTTCCACGGCAGCGCTGGCGACCGTCGCCCCGACAGCCCCACCGAAATAGACGAGTTCTCGGATCTCTTTCCCGTCTGCGTCACGCAAACCAGTGTACACAAGGCGGCTTCCACGTCCTGGGCTCTGCACTCGGACCTCCCTCACGCGCTCGTCGAACGGGATCTTCAACACACGCAGTTGGCGACGCGACTCCGGATGCGCTCCACCGTTCGCCATAATCTTGAGAACGACTCCGGATTCGATCCGGTTTCGCAGCTTGCGACCAAAGACCGCTTCCGCGAATTCCGGATCAATCGGAGTCCCGCGCGGTAGCATCGTGTGCCCAGCCGCCAAGATATTCGGGACTCCGCATCGCCGGCCAGCGAAGTATTGAGCCTCAGCCATCGTTGCTCCCCGTGCTGCTGTTAGGCGACCACGTCCAGGAAGAAGTAGCCGAGTTCTGCGGCGACCAGTTTCTGATCGAATGCGAATGCGGCCTCGATGATGTCGCCTTCGACTTTCTCGTCCCGGAACTTCTTGATCCGAGGACCTTCGGCCGCGCCGCTGAACAGGCCCGTCCAATTGAACGTGTACCCGAGCGACGGTCGCCGTAGTCCAGGCGACGGCTGGCGGTATCCAACAAGAACGTGCTTGCCAGCGATGAACGCGGTTGCTTCCGTCCCCTCTTCGGCGCCCGAGTTCACGACCGCGCGGGAAACCATGAATTCATCTACCTCGAACAACTGAGCCAGCAGTGAGGTCGCGATGATCGCAGGGCCTTGGGTGTACTTGATGCGGTCGAGGATGTCAGGGTGCTGGGACAGTTGCTCCCATACCGGTTGCCCTGCGAGGATGAAGTTCGGACGGAAACCTGTTGCGCCTTCCACGGTACTCATCGCGGTGGCGATGTCTCCGTGAGGATCGCCAGTCACGCCGGCATCCCACAGCGTCGCAGGAGTGAACGTCGTTCCCCAAACACCACCGACGAAGTGGTCCGTGTGCCAAAGCGCTTCTCGACGAGTGAGGAGTTGCTGTGTCACGAACTCCATTGCTTCTTCGTCGGGGTTCTGCTCGTCGTCCGCCTCGGTCCGATCTTCGTCGGTGACGATGTAGGCGAAATCGTAGCGCCGACAGAAGAACGTCGATCGGGAGATCCGGAATCCACCGACAGCGGCGGGGGTACCGTTCGCCCGCTCTTCGGCCTGATCGCGAAGGAAGTCGGCGCGATCGTACTCGGTGTATTGGTTCCCGCGCTGCTTTGTATTGACGATCGGGAAAACCCGCGCGGCGATGTACTTGGTTTGGTCTTGAATCCAAGCAATCGACAGCGTGGCGAGCGGCCGGTTGACGTGCCGATCTCCAGATGTCGGTAGTGATTTTCGAATGCGGCCCACGAGCGACCTCCCCTTGATTCTGTTCGAGCGGTGTAGCGCCCACGATCGAGCGCGGTTGAAACTCTGTTACGCGGCTGCGTCCTTGCCGCCGGGATACAGTCGGACGGACCCGACTTCATTGAGCCCAGCGCCGCTCCGAGTCATGCCCAGCGCTTGCACGCCTGCACCCGGAACCAGCGTGATCGCGCGCCCCGCGCCGTCGGACATCACTTCTACACCCGCGGCAACGGTGGCGCCGAAGAAGACTTTTGAGATCCCCGAATCCATGAGCTCGCAAGCCTGGGTATTCTCCGGGTTGTTCTGGAGAACACCGATCACCTTGACCGACGAAGAGGTCGCCAGGATCGCGTTGGCACCAGACACCGTCATGAAGCGATGCAGACCGGTCGTCGAAAGATCGGCTCCAGCAATCGCGGTGTACTTGAATCCGTTCGAGAAACTCGCCATTGGTTCTCCCTTCGATCGGTACTTCGGTTCTCAGAGAATGAACGCGTCCGGAAGCGTCTCCGCTAGTGAGCGCCTTCGGTGGCTTCTTTCAGTAGTTCGGGGTTTGCGTCACACGCCATCTTGTAAGCCTTGGCGATGTTGAGCGTGGGAGTTGCGGTCTGGTACGCCTTCGCGATCGTCCGCAACTGAGTGTCGGCGTCCGCCTCACCGTCGTTCGTGATCTCGGTCCCGATCTCGTCGAATGCAGCCGACGCAGCTGCGTTGGCAGTCGTGAGGATCTCCACGGTTGCATCGAGTTTCCCGGCTGCGTCCTGCTCGACCAGATAGTCGGTCATCTCGTCTTCGCTCTTCGCGATGTGCGGGAGAGCCTTGGCGATCTCGCGCATTTCCTTTGAGCGTGCTGCCTTGGAGAGCGTCACGATCACAGCCGCGGAGTCCTTCGCAGACTTGTCCGCGTCGGATGCGGTCTTCAACGCCTTCTCGACGAGTACTCGAGCGGCTTCAGGGAGTGCCTTCAGCATCTTTGCGTCGTCGTCCGGCTTCGGGTCCGGCTCGGGATCCTTGTTCTCCGCGGCCTTCTTCAGCTCGACGGCTTCGGCTTCCAAGACGAGGATTCGATCTTCCGCGGTGCCGGCCTCGAGTGCGCGGTCCCATGCTTTCTTGAACGCGGCTTTCTGGTCGTCGGTGGTGAACATGTCGTCCCCTTCGTTGAGAGCCGCAATGAGCCACGCGGCGATTGAATCGACTTCCGCTTCCTTTGGAAACGCCTTCATGATGGTGCCAGCGAACAAGCCGGGAAGATCCTGCTTCATATCGGATGCGAACTGCTCGACGCTCTCGGCGATCAACCCTTCGACGTCGCGGTCGCCGCCTTCGGCTTCCGTCTCGGGGTGGAAGAGGATCTCCCCCACCGAGATCGAGAGCGCGAAGATGCGATCGTCGATCAGGATCGAGACATCCGACGCGCGGAAATCTTCGATCACCTCGTCGAACAGCCGCGGTTCGCTCAAGTGCTTCTCCAACTTCCGAGCCAATTCCGTTTCTAGTTGCGCAGCCTTCATGATTTGAGGGACTTCGGCAACCCATTCCCGCGTTGCGCTCTTCAGGATGGCGGGTGCGTTGCACCGGCCCGCACCGGGATTGGACCGGAGCCAAGCCCGCAGAACGCGACTCTTCATCACCGGGAAAAAACTTTCGAATGGACCCGAATTTCCCGACCTCTCGCACGCCCTGAGAGACGAAACAGCCTTCCCGATCGTGTACCGATTGGGCGAATCCCACACCCCGAAGTCGCTCAACAGCTTCGGAAGCTCAGTGATGGCCGGCTGTCCGGACGCCTTTTCGATGTTCGGAACGTTCACAGTCAACGCGTGTTGGTGCCCATCGGCGATCTCGGTGAAGCCGCTCCACATATCGCCGGATTCCAGCTGCCGGTCGATCTTCACATCGTGAGCGTGCCCGTCTGACTCGCCAGTACGTCGCGTACCCGACGCGATCGGAGGATCTTCGAACGAGAGGGAGTGGGTGTGGCCGTTCGTGTCTCCAGTGGTGGATACGAACGCCTTGAAGATCGTTTCCGTACCCTCGGGGATCGGAGCGCGGTCGCCGTAGCCTCCGATCGAGAACATGGAGAGGTCGCCCTTCTTGACCTTCAACCACGCGTCGTCGGAGACCACTTCGAACCCGACGAGCCAACCAACCATGCCCAGATCGACGCCGAGAGCCTTCTGGACTTCCAGCGTCATTGGCACGGACGCCACCGGAACGGCAATGTCGAATAGTTCGTGAGTGTCGCTGGAGCCACGGAAGGACTTCAGGTACCGGTGCGCAGCCTGCTCCATTTCAGCTTCTTCGATGCAATCGCCTTCGAAGTCGCGAACAGGAATACCGCCTTTCGAAATTACGGTCGCCCACCCATAGACGATCCGCTTGTCCGTATCCGTCTTGAAGATTTCGACGCGCTTGCTCCAGCGCTCCTTCGGGTGCTCGGTTCCTTTCGCCTTGAAGAACAGAAAATCAGCGCTCGCGTTGAGCCCCTGCCCGCAAAAGGCAATCTCGTCGATCACCATGTTTCGAAGCCAGTGAAGTTCCATTGGTGCCTCCGGTTGCTAGAAGTAATCGATCTCGTGATGTACGAACACTTCCACGGTATCGGCCGCAGACACTCCAACGGAGTCGTCCACTCGGATCACGTCGCCAGCCAGCGCGACAAACTCTGGCATAATTACCCGATAAGTATTGTCAGCATCGGGCACTCCTGGAACCGTTTCGATGGAGACATTCGGCGCGAACAAGCCTTGGATCACGTCATCCGCCGTGATGTCAACCGCCACTTCTCGAGCGAGCTTTTCGGCCCCGCCAACCCGCAGCGACACACGGACAAATCGCGTCCCCACGGTGGCGTCTGCGGTGTAGGTGAAGCTGATCACCTTGACTAGCCACCGCTCGCCAGCGGGGACCGTGATGTTGCCGGGAATTACCGCGGTGGCGAAGATGGTTCGTTGGGTGTCGCGTCGATCCTGTCTAGACATCGCTGCCCCCTGTGAGGCGAAACGCCCCGTTCAACCGTAACGCTGTGTTACGCTTGGGCGAGTATTACCGTCCCCGCTCCGTGTCCGCAAACACTCGAATGTGAAATCGGTCTCCAGCGGGGTCGATGTTGTTCAAATCGAAGCAGTTGACCGACTCTTCTCCCACGCAAACGATTTCACCGATCGCATGCGAGAACACTTGGTCAGGAACGGAGGAAGAATTGGGTACACCCGTGGCAATCGTTCCAAGCATCGCCAGTGACGCGCTCGTGCTGAAGGGGCACCGAACCTCCTTAATCACCAGAGCGCCTCGCGTAAACTGCGTCACTTGGCGCCGATTCCCCGGGACAGCGCTGGTTAGCATTCTTACCTCGATCGTCTTTACCAGCCATCTGCGGTTTTGGGGTACCTCCACCGATGCTTTAGTGGGAACGTCTCTGAGTTCTCCAATTTGGAAGTCTCGGTTTCTCGGCATTCTGACTCCTACGCGGCTTCGGCTCGCCGCAATGTGTACTCCAAATAACACTTGCAAAGAATGTGGATCGGTGGTTCGAAATAGCCTTGAAAGCTTTCCCCCATCGGCGCAATCAGTCCGTCGAGAGGTTCGCAGATAGGGCACGGATCGGAAGTCACCCACATCCGCATCACTTGGTCCTTCGACAGTCCCTCTTCGGCAATTCGAACTTCCCACATTCCACGCTCGCCCGCGACAAGTGCCTTTTGCATTTCGTGCTTCGCAAGCATCTCCCCGCGTTGTAGCATGAGCCTCTTTCGGTACCGCTGTATTTCGCGTTCTACCGCGCGGGATTCTCCAGAACGACCAGACGCGCGGGCTGTATCTCGGACCTTCTTCCCGAAGTTGTTCACCGCTCTGGTTTGCTTCCGAGTCAGCCCGACTTGATCCGCGATCTTTCGCGCTGCTTGGTCTGGTGTTAGTTGTTCTGTAATGGCCTGGGTCAGGGTATCTGCGACACCCTCGGCTGTGGTCTTTCCGAGCCGTGCAACGAGTGCGCCCGTCTCGTTCTCGATGAACTGGACTGCGAACTGTTCGACAAGATCAAGTGGTAACGAACCGATCGGTACCGTCGCTTTGATGATCTCTTCGCGTCCGAACTGGTTGGCCAACTCCGCACCGGCTCGGATGCCTGCACCAAACTGGATTGAGATCACGTTATGGAGTAGTGAATCGAACCGCGCGATTTGGAGCGCGTCTAGCATCGCCAACGGGCCGACGCCCGCCTCGAACGCCTCCGCCACGCGATCCAAATCAATACCCTTTCGGAACACATTCACCGCAGCCAACCAGCCATCTGCGAAGTCTTCCGCCAGACGCGCGCGCGCGTCAAAGGTCTCCTTACGCTCCGAGAACTGCTTTCGAACTCGGATTCGAGGGTTAGTGATTCTGAATGCGAGACTCACTTTAAGGCTCCCGGTGGAGTGTCGTGCGCGCCTAAGATTTCGACGCCGCGATCAATGAGGATGGGCCGTACCTCATACCAAACAGTGAAGCAGCCGCGAGCCATGCCAAACCTGCCACCGTCGAGTGTTTGGAATGGGTGGTCCATCCACAACACTGCGTCGCACGGTTTGCCCATCGGAGCGCGCTTGAGCCATTTACGCAGCGCACGCACGGTCGCAACGCCCTCGATGATCCAAGGTCCTGGACGGTCGAACCATTCCGATACCTCAAGGCTGGCCGCGGACCATTCATGCGTTGAGATCAGGTCGTCGGTATGTAGTACTCTGGCGCCAGAAATCGCAGCCAGCGCCGAGGATTTCGTCGTCTTGCCCCCGCTCGGAATGCCTGCGATCACGAGACGGTCGATTCCCCCTAGCTGTTCCATATACACTCCGAAGACTTGGTGAGAGTACTGCGACGGCCTGCGCGAGCCTCGAACGTCTCGACACGTTCCCGTGTCTTCTGGATCGGGACGCGGATCGTTGGGGGAGTTATTTGGAACGCGAGACTCACACACCCTCCCAGTTGCCACAATCACAAACGTGGAGGTCGCATGGCAGCACACCGAAGACTTGTAAGCCTGGCAAGACGGAATCGCAGCCGTGCTCAACTTCGATAGTTACGGTTCCGTCATCCCCTTCGTCGTAGGAGTTCACCCAGTAGTGACCGCGTTCGCCAGATCCGCGCAGGCATGTGGTTGGCGGGCATTGGCGAATGGCCTCCTGAACGCGCTCGGGCCGCTCTTCGTACCAAGCCCAATTGGCCATGTCTTGACATAGGGCCTCGATCATTCACTCGCCCTCCTCATCGTCGTCGTGATCCGAATCGTGGTCGGTATTCTCGTCGTCGTCGTCATCCGGATTCCCGCCCGCCAGTGCGATTTCCATCTTCCGCCGGTTCTCGTCGCGCTCTTGCTCGCGCTGCCGATCAGCTTCGATGCGCTCTTCGGAGATCGGAGGCAAGCCAGCCGCTAAACGGAGGACGTTCTCCAACTCGTTGTCAGGGAATAGCGGGGCGCCCGCTCCAGCCATCTTCGAAATGTAGTCCCCGAGCTCTCCAAGGTCGATCGTCTCGACTTCACCGTGCACGAGTTGGGGAAGCTTCTCGAGCCGGAACGAATTCATATCGAATAGTCTCGGGACGGCGAACCGATTGAACACGTTCGCAATGGCATCGATCCAACTCGACACGGCGACACCGAATAGATTGGTCTTCGAACTCGCGAGCGCAAACGAGCCAACTGCTGATTGTCCGAGCATGAGAAAGTCGGCCATGATCGAACCAGCCATCGACTTCTGATATCGGAGGATGATCTCGCCGGTATTGAAGTTGCGATTCCCGCCGGTGGACAACAGGGTCAAGTCGAATAGCTTGTTCCCTTTGTCGTCGTAAGCGAGCGGGAACATCACGCCTTCTTTCTCGTCACGCTTGATTTGCGTAACGAGCTTCTTCATCTGGTCCGCCATCGCGGTCACTGCTGGATCAGTGGAATTGGTGTCGAGATAGTTGGTAGGCACCCAGACGATAGGCAAGCCTGCCAGGTCTCGCTCGACTCCGATCCCTTCGTAGACTTGGATCCGGTTCAAGAAGTACCAACTTAAGTAGGCGTTTCGAAGGATGCTTCTACCTTCTGGATTTCCTTTCGTTGATTCGGTGCGGAACAACAGCGTCCGGTTGCAAGGGAGGAACCGCTCTCGCCAATTGGGGAGCGCGACTTGCCAAGCCCCTTGTAGCTCCCCGTGTTCGTTGTCGAACTGCCAACGCTGAATGGTCTCTTGAGCGCGAATCGGTAGCTTCCGCCAGCCTACGCGCCCGTCGTCAAACTGTGAATTCGTCGTCGGATCAACGGTTGCGCCGCGACGTACCTTGTAGACCTCTTCGTGTAGGGAGTGACCGAAGACGAGAAACGAGAGGACCGAATCGATCGTGTCGGACCACGTCTCCGACATATCTCCCATGTTGGTTTCGAGAAACTCAGCGGCTTCCAAGTCTTGGGGTGTGTCTCCGCCCGCTTCGACGTTCCAGGACACTTGGCGAATCAACATCTTCACAGCGAACAGCATCGCGCCAACCGTTGCGTCGTTGTCGCGCATTTCGATGAACGTCTTCTTTCCGATGTCACCTCGGAGCGCGCTCAAAAACTCTTCGTCGATGTAGCCCGAATGTTGCTTCAAGCCCGTCGCGCCGATCTCTTCGAAATTAGAGAACGAGTCGGCGCCCACGATGTCGTTCGTCGGCAGCGCTTTCTTGAACGCTTGCCCGGCTGCGCTATCGACTTTCGCAAACCGGCCCGTGTTCCCGTCTCGAACTACGTGTTGACTCACCGCGCACCCCCGACGTTCCAATGTGAAGCCTTGCCCAGGCCCTGATCCAAGTTCATCCCAGACGGGACGAACCCTTCTGGCATCAATTTCGTCACGCCCCAAACGAGCGCGTCCAGCCTGTCTGGGGAAGGTTGATTTGGCTTGCCCGGTTCCCACTGGCAGAGTTGATCTTCCATGATTCGGAAGTGCTCCCAACCCGTCAAGCCAGATCTGGGATCCCGCTTGGCTACGTGATGTACTCGCCCCTGTTCGTAGAGCATAGAGACAGGTTCGGCGCGCGGCGCCTTCCCGCGACTCGCCCATACCATCTCGAACGATAGAAGCGGGTCGATGTTGTGGATGATCGTTCGAATCAAGTCTCCGCCGTTGTTGCCCTCTCCGATCACCCGATCGGCCCGGAACTCATGGTACGCCTCGATGGTCTTCCGTCCCCAGTTGTTCGGAGTGTCCCGCAACGAGTAGTCATCCAACACATAGAAGTGGGCTACGGGGTGCCCCATGCGATCCGGGAGGTACGCCATGCCGACGATGATGATTCCCGTCTCGGCTCCATCGTCAGTCGGTCCGCCCCCACCTACGGACGGATCAACGGCAACGAACAGTTGCAACAAATCCGGGTGTTCAGTAACGCGGTTATTGTCGATCCATTCGCGTTTCCACAACGCGCCTTCGGCTTCGTCGAGAATGCGCGCGTATAATTCCTGTTCGCCTTTCGCTGTCCCTTCGAACCTACGAAGGATCCGTGCAAGCCATTTGTCCGGCAAGTTTTGTTGATTGTCGTAAGTCGAACCGCCAGTGACGACGCATGTGGGATCGGCGATCAGATCCTTCAGGAGAATGGTCGGACGCGGTGTCGTGGTCGCGACTAATTGCGGGTGATCACCGAGCCGTAATCCCAGCAGTAGATTGTCGTAGGTCTCGATCGCGTATTTCCACGACGCAAGTTCGTCCGCCCAACCGTAGTGATGCTGAGGACCGCGCAATAGGTCCGGCTCTTCGGCGGTGTAGCAATGCGCTTCGCAACGGAGTTTCCGATCGCCATCAATCCAAGTGAGTTTCCGTTTCGACGGTTCGTATTTGGGTCGGAGTTTCGGAGGCGAGATCGCCAGCAAGCCCGACTCGCCTTCGACCATCGTGTCTCGCACATCGGGAGCGGTGCGGCCAACGAGCGCGAGCCGGACCACTTCGGGGCTCGTCAGAGCGTCTTGCGCTTTCGATCGCAACCACTCGCCACCCGTCCGGGTCTTTCCGAACCCACGTCCCGCATTGACTAGCCAGATATCCCACTCGCCTTCTGGTTCGCATTGCTCCGGACGTGCGAACGCGCCTTCCCAATTCCACAGTTCGTGGATGTGATTCGCGATCGACTGTTCCCCAGTCTGGCGAACCATCTGGAGATACTCGGGAACGTCCTCAGCGTCGAGCATTGAGAGCGCGTCGAGCAAGCCGGACACTACAGACGGTCTTTCCAAACGATAATCAGATCGTCTTCGATGTGATTCAATCCCTCTTCCATGATCGTGTGGATCCGGATGCGATCCCCGTTTGACCAAGACGAGAAGTCGTGAGCGAGGTTGCCGCGATATTTGCCATTCGAAGCGCCGACGAAAGCGAGATTGATTGGAGATCCGATGATCGGTTCGCCTGTGGTTTCGAGGTCGAACACGCTAGCCGTATGGATCGTCGCCGCAACGAGAAACGCTCCGACAATCTCGTCGCGGAAGAGATCAAACACGATCGACTTGGACGTTCCGATTTGCAGTTCACACGTCTTGATCATGTTCCCTCCGGGCAAATGTCGAGTGAGCCTGTTGTGGATGCCACGATGTCTAGCGAGCCAGACGCGGCTTCGGCCGTGTTGAGTTTCCCGCTCGACTGGTCCGCCATATCGAGTTCCCCTGTTGATAGATCCGCCATGTTGAACTTACCCGTTGCAGTGTCTGCCATCGACAGATCGCCGGCCGTGCAAACAGCCGAAGGGTTCCAACTGATCTTCAGCCGAAATAGGTCGGCTTCCCGTTCTTTGTCCGCATCGATCTCATCGAAAGCCAGAGCGAAGCCGATCGGGTGCGGGGAGATCTTCTCCGACGCGTACTCGGGTCGATCGATATACGCTTGGATGAGTGCCGTCACGTCCATCGAGAATTCGACACCCGGCGTCACAAATGCCGGGGTCGCTACCGCGAACGGACCCGCGCGCGGTGCCGGCCAAACTGTCGTCGGGCTGTTCGGCGCAGCGTCTCGAACCGTACCGGCCAGCACACTGCCGTCGCTGGCGTGGGTGTGGGGGAAGTCGTAGCCTGAGATGTAGCCAGTCCCCGTAGCGAACCCAGGACCGACAAACGAGTTCGGCGCTGCCCTCGACGTCGCGGTCGATACCGCGCACGCGTGACTGTTCTGATCGCCCGCAGGAGCGCGGGATGCTGGTGCCAGTAAAACCTTGACGTAGCGGTCTCCGCCAGCCCCCCAATTGACCCGTTCAATCATCGCAACGTAGCGGCCCTCGGAAAGAACCGGCGGAGAGACCACCCATAAGAGACTCTTTTGGGCTGGAGTAATCGGGAGCGTGGATACACCGAGTTCGCCAGAAGATGCCCCAACCGGTCCGAGTGTCGGATCAGGCGCATCGTTCGACCCATCGTCCTCTACACACCGATAGATCGTGGCCGTGATATTTTCACCTACAGAGAATGACCCGAATCGGCCCAGCCAGAACGTAACGGCTGTCAAGGTAGTGCCACCCGCTCCGACTTGGAACGAGTTGCCGACTCGATTCGCACCGGTAAGAGGTGTGCGGCCCATCTGGAGAGTGACCGAGCCGGACGCTGGCTTATTCCCAGTACCGTCTATCGGACCGGGGCCGGGGGATCCAAAGGCTTCAAACCCGAAGCCTTGTAGCCCGTGCATGAACGAAGATCCGATGTGCGCTTCGATCTCCCATCTTCCGTTTGGGTCGAACTCCAGCATCGATAACTGCGTGTCGAACAGGCTCAACTGATCGGAAGCGGTGTCAGACGATGCACGGAGAATCAGCTCGGCGCTCGAGATGATAGAGCCCGGATCGGGCGCGAAGTCCGCGTCTGAAGGAAGGCTGCCGTCGCCCGTCTTGTCGGCCCAATTGATTCTGGCTAAAGCCGTGTTGATGATCCCCGTCGATTTCAAGCTACCCCAACTCATGAAGAGGTTCGGTGCTTCGACGATGTTGCTCGCCATTGTTGAGGACCCAGCGTCGCCACCCGATATCGGCTGCGCACTGAAGCCAAATGCGCCTTTAGCTGCTAGTCCGGTGAACTGTTCCCAGATGACATCAGTACCCGAGGCACTCACCGGCTCGCCTCTAGTTCATCGATCTCAGGCTCGTCGATTGGATCGACATCGAAGTCGGTTACTCGCAGGCGCTTCCTTCCCGGCTGCGTCGGGTCATCCCTCGATGAGAGCTTGAGCGCCGACGCGCGCTCGAGTGTCTCAAGACGCTCTCTGGCAAACTGTATGATTCGCGTATCGAGTCGGCTGCCGACCTCGATCGTTGGCGCTGTCGCTTGAACGATGTCGAGCATTCGCCCATCGCGGAGTGCCATCATTCGATTGCGTTGCACGAATGCCTGTACGAGATCGATCGAGAGGTTCGCGATCTCGCGTTCGTTGAGACCGAGCAGCGCTGGGAACCATCCGGTCCGGATCTTGATCACGCGGAGACCGTCGTCGACGATCCGGATCGCGTACCACTGCCATGCCCCCACGAACGAACCGTTCTGTTCGATGGCGAAATTCAACGGATCCACGTCCCCGCGGAAGATCTCCACGGTGTGGCGCAACCGATCCAGCTCCTGAAACTTCGCGATCTCTTCCGCCAGCCGTTCTGGCTGGATCGTCAATTCTCCAGTCTCTGGGTTGGACTCGTTCCCAGAAGCATTCCACGCGCGCGATCTGGCGAGAATAGAATCTCGACGCAGCGTCGATGTCGTACGGCACAGAAGATCGCGCGGGGCGATCGTATCGGCGAACTCCACGAACGCAGCTCCAGCGGCCATTCGCAACCCGGTGTCTGTCCGAGTATCGGTGAATTGATACCCGAGCAATTCGAACGGTTCGACGATCGGTAGCGCGGGCATTATTCACCCGAGCCATTGGCACCATTGGAACCCGAGCCGTTCGACCCTTCGTCTCCCGTCCGAGAGAACGTCTTCGGCTGCTTGTTGCGGAGGAACGACAGCAGTTGGCGCTCGATCGCAGGCATGTACTCGATGTCGAGTTCGAGCGGCTTCCCGTCCTTACCAGTGAGCTCGATCGGTCGAACGTCGCGCTGCCCAAGGTGTTGCTTTCCAAGCCAAATCAACATCGTCGGAGCGCCGCGCCCTCGACTGATTGCTGTTTGATACTGTTCGGCTCGAAGGGAATGAACCATCGTGTTCGCGCCCGCCGCGTAGGCGATCGCGCAAGGGTGTTGGTCTTCCGGTTCCTTGTTGTCGTCCCATGCGATTAGCCGTTCGAGAGTCCGCTTTCCTACACCGAGGATGATCGCCATCGTCTCTACGGTGTTGCGAACTAACGCCAACTCTTGTAGGGCAGCCAAGCCCAGATCATCCCACACGAACGGCGGGCGTCCGCCAGTCGACTCGCCTTTCTCGGCGCGAGGCGTCTTCCGCGCTTGGTGTAGCTCGACCTTCGAAGGCTCTCGCGGCTTCTCCTCTGTGTCGGCTGTCGTCTTTTTCTTCTTTGCCATAGCTCCACCCTTTTACGGATCCGCCAAAAGCTACCGAATCCCAACCGTTGGGAATTAACCACGGTGCATCGGATCACGCTACCTTGTGGCTATGGAGAAAAGCCAATGAGCAAGAAATGCACTTGCGGCAAGATGATCGAATTCGTCAAGGTCGGCGACAAGACGATCCCGTGCGACCCAAGTGCGCCGATCTACGAGATAACACCGGGCAAAGTCGAGGGGACGTTCGTGGGTGAGCGCACGGCCGAACAATTGCCAGGCATGTTCGATCTATTCGCGTCGGAATACTGGGTGAGCCACTTCAACACCTGCCCAGACGCCGGCGCGTACAGCCAGGCCAAGGGCGAGCGGCTAGAGCAGCTCGCGCGCCTGCTGTCGGCCGTCGATAGCGTGCTCGGGGCCGAGACCGATGGCCAGGAACTTGCGGCAGACGAGGCCCTCGCGAAGCTGTTCGAGTCGCTGACCGTACTGCGACTCGCTCGGGAGCTCCTGAAGTGAGCCCGATGAAGAATGAAGCGCCGAAGATCGTCGCGACGGTGTCGGTGCGCGCTGAGTGGCACGAGCTGCTGAAGGCGGTCGAGGCAGTGCTCGTCTTCGAGCCGTTTAGTCGCACCGAGCCGCTGGCGCTCAGGACGGCACTCAGCAGACTCCGCGAGGCGCGAGAATCTCTGTAGGGAACCTAGATGGATTGTTTACGAGCTCCACGACAATCGAGAAACGCTTGTGATTCCGCGTGTGTTGGGGATCGAAAATCGAACTTCTTTCGACAGGTAGAGAAATCGCCTTCCGGTTTTCTTCCTGTCACGCGATTACGTCTACACGGGGGCGGGTCCGGACTCTCCCGGTTAGGGTTGGGGTTTCCCGTCGGATCCGCTCCCCGGCCCCCAAAACGTCAAAGGCTCCGACCCCCGAAGGGATCGAAGCCAGATCGACACTCTGTCCTGAATGACTAGGGGATGAGAGGTTGGACAATAGGTGAGAGCCGACGTTCTGTGTTCTGATAGCGCGCTGTGAGGGAATCGCCAAGGGTTGGGGATTCGATTGGGGCGAATAGGACGCGAAAGCCAAGAATTGGGCTGGGAGCGACGATCGGCCGCCAGCGAGCTACCCAGCTATCCGGGCGCTACTATCCGTCTGCGGTCCAGCGTGGGTGATCCCACAGGGGGCGAGGCTCCGAGGCGTCTATAGGAGCCTTCCACAAAGTGCGCGCAAGTGCACCGACGTTGGGGCGAAGCCGTGAGGGCAAGTGATCCGGGGATTAGGCCCGGTGAGAACACAGGACACGGGTAGCGCCGGCACCGAGTCGGAATGCGCCCAACCGCCGATCCGGGTCCGTGACGACAAACCGTCGTCTTTGGTGGCCGGGTGTGTCAACCCTCGCGCGGCTCCTTTTCCTCGAAGCCGAGCTGCCGCCGAATCGCGTTGCATTCGTTGAACAAATCCAGGTCTTCGGGCTCGATGTTGTGGCTAAATTCGCCGATCAAGTTGTATTCCAACTTCTCGACGAGATCGAGCAACACAGCGATTAGCTCTGCCCCCGCACCGTCATCGATCGCGCGTTGAACGGCTCGCATTGATCTATTCTTCATGACGGTCACTCCCCTTGGATCCACTCCAACCCGCGATCTCGAGCGAGCCACTGTGGCACCCAGATTCCACCCCGGTTCGGGTTGTGCACGAATTTCGTTCGCGGGATCCACACCCAGTCGTCCCGGCGGACCGCTGAAACTCGGAAACAAATCGACGACTTGGAAAACGCAACCGGTAGCCCGGACACGCGGACGAAAACCCAACCGTCGGGGATCGTCGGGATCACGGGATCGCGCTTAGGCTTCCTAACGGGCTTGCGTCGGCTGCGCGGCTTGCGGCTCACGTCTTCGGATCTTCCGCGTACAACTTCAACTCCCCACGCCACGATCCACCGAATTCCACACACAGCGGATCGGATTTCGCTTCAAAGCTCCGGCAAACATCCGGCCGCTTTTCGTAGTTCGAACACCGCCCGTCGTCGTCGAGCCAATCGCAGGAGAAACTCCAGCGCGCCGAGTGTGGCTTTCGCTTGCCATTGTGAGTGTAGAAAAACGCGCGGTGGACCGGGTGGAACTGCGGGACAGGCTCGAACGTCATCCCGCGTTCGCTCCAAGGGTTGGTGCCCGCGTGGACGTGCTTCGCGACTTCGCGCGATGGCATCCAATACGGGAACTCGAGACCGAGAACGAAGCCTCGACAGCACGCGCCGGGGTCGCTGCACGTGTCGCACGCGCTCACGGGCGCCGCCCCTTGCGTTCCACTCTCTCCGCGAGCGAGTCCAAATAGCGTCGAACTTCGCGCTCCCACTCCGTTTCGCTGTCGCCGAAGATCCTCGTTCGGCTCCAAATGGCATCGAATTTCCCCGAGTCGACCCCGCTTCGGATCTCGCGCCCGATGATCTCGCGGATCTCTTGTCTCGTGGATCGGGACAGATTGAAATGTCTCACGGGTAGCTGGATTCGACATGGACGAGCCACCAAAGCGCGCCGCCCCCAATTGTGACGGTTCGAACGAAGACCCACGCCAGTTCTCGGATCGCTTTCCACGGGAGCGGCTTCGGTCCGATCGGTTCATAGGCTCTGAATTCGTCCGCTCCGGAACGCGCTCTCGCTTCGGCTCGAATGTCCACGTGCGGAACGTTCGCTCTCATTCGGGCTCCGTTGGGAGGACTGTTCGAATTTCGCGCGGCGGGATGTCTCCGCACCATTGCTCGAGGATCCCCACCACGGCATCGGAGATCGTCCGACCCTCGGGAGTCGCGCGCGACAAACGCTCGTGAAGCTCTACCGACACGAGTAGATCAATCGGGAGCTTCCCGGGTGAGCGGCTCTCGTATTCCGGGGCCTTTGGCGCCTCCCGTTTCACCGCACGCGCCAGCCCCTCCATTGCATCAACGAATTTGTCTCCCCAATCGGTCATCGCCCCTCCACTGCGGGTGCCGCGACCGTTTCGGCGAACTCACCATCACGGATTGAACTCGGGATGATCAGCCCGGTTACAGGCTGTCGGCTCAATAGCTTGTAGCTCTTCGGCTGCCCGTGGGTTCCGATGTATTTCGTGTGGTTCTTGAGCCAAGCCAGCGCGATCTCTTCCAACTCTGAGACAACGAGAATCCGAGACCGTACGCGCTGCTCCCCGGTTTTTTCCGTGGTGTCTTGGTCAACGTGGCGCCGGATATCCTGCGTCCATTCCATCTCGAATTCAAACACGTACAGCCGTTCGATTGCGCTCATTTTTTCTCCACCACAGACCGCTGCGCCGCGAGTTCACGGAGTGATCCGCCTGGAGCGTCGCGATCAGGATCCACCGTGGTCCGCTGAACGGCTTCCGCCGCAGCCTCCATTCGCTCGACCAGTTCTTCGAAGTGCCGGAGGAACATCCGGAATGATTCGTCAATTCCGTCAGCCGTCCGGCTCATCGAGTCGGCCGCACCTACGATACTCCGACTTGCACGCGCTACGTCTTCGGCTCCCAGCAATGTCACGTAGTCGCTCACTCGCCCTTCTCCTCGTCGGAATGCGGTCCGGTGTGCCCGGGTTCATGGAGGCAACCGTCCAAGTTGCAAAACAGGGGTGGCATGGGCGCTGGCTTGTTCTGCTCGATGAGCGTGTCGAGGCGTTCGCAGACTTCGGCGCAACACATCACCATGTGTCCGCCTAAGGTCGTCATCAGTTCCTCTATCGGTTGCTTTGTGAAGTTTCCCTCCGCGGCTAGGTCGAGCAGGCCCTGGCCGATCAACAGCAGTTCTTTCGTTGTCTTCGCCATCACGTCACCTCCAATGGTTCGAGTTCTAAGAGCAATCGTTGAAAGTCCTCGCTGTGATGCTCAGAGATCGGCTTCCGCCCGTACCCGGCTACCGTCTCCTGTCCGCAGCCTTCACACTTCCACTTGTCACCTTGCCAAATCTGATACGGGGTGTCGGGGTCGGCCATCGTGACGACGTGGAAGCTGTTCTTCTCACATTTCATCACACGTTTACAGGGTACGCATACCGGTTGCATTATCCTGCCTCCACTCTCATCTCCGACACAGCAACCGCCATCTGGGTCCAATAGGTAATCTGCGACCGAAGCGATTGCTCCTTCTTGTCGTATTCGTAAACGATGACATCGAGTACGAGACGGTCGTGTGCAAACGCGTCTCGAATTCTCTGCGCCGGGGTAGATGCTTGACACATCGTAGACTCGTCGAGTGCGGTCCTGACGGCTTCACATTGCTCACAACTCATACAGCCTCCACCAACGCCCCATCCTCGATCACGAACACACCTGCTTTCCCTTCATAACCGCGGTTGACCTCGATCCAAAATTGAAAATCGTTAGCGACAGCGAACTCCGTAACGATCTCCATCGACTCGTCATCGAGCACACTGCCGTCGCGAATCAGGAGGACATTGAGGCCGTCATTGGTTGCAACACCGATCGCCATCGAAACGCGGATCCGCTGTGCGCGGCTCGCCTGTTCGAACGGGAACCTGTTGAAATAGACTCCTCCCTTGCGGAGCTCGAGTCCCTCGATCGGGTATTCCACGGCTTCGGTTGCTTCGCGAATCTGCTTCGTCAACGCTTCGTGTCGGGTGTCGAGCTTCTTCCAGATCTCTCCCTTGGCGTCGGCTTCCTCCATCCGATCGGCGCGTTTCTCGTTGGCCCGGATCTCTTCGTTCGAGGCTTCCACGCCATCGAGTTCGGATTGGATGTCAGCAACGTCCGAAGACTGCTGGCCGTGATCTTCCCACCACTGTTCTAGTTCGGACTGGGACTGCAGCAGGGCTCGGCGGATCACGCTCAGATCGGTGATATCTTCTTCGATCCGTACCCCGTGGGAGACGTGATCCTCGCGGAGTACTTCCAATTCTTCCTCCAATCTCTCGCCGTGGGCAACGTGCGACGCACGGAGTTGGTCAATTTGCTCGTCGATCCGGATCCCGTGGGCCTCGTGCTCGTATTGCAGTCGTTCGGTTTCTGATTCCAGCCTCTCCCCGCTGGTCACGTGCAACGCGCGACTCGCTTCGCACTTGGACTCGTTCGCTCCCAAGTCGCTACCCAGTCTCTGAATCTGCCCCATTTTCTCCTGCCGTCGGGTCTCGGTCGCGACCGCTTCCGCCATCCGCGCCCCGATCTCCGACACCGACACCAACTCCGCGGGAGCGTTGGGGAACAGCGGCAGATCCTCCGCGATCGCCTTCGCCTTCCGATGATCCTGCCCCGCTGTCGTGCGACGCTCGAACACGTCCGCTTGTTCGGTCTCCATCGCTTCGACATCTAGCCCGACCAATTCGCGGAGAGTCCGCGCGCAATCGAGCTTAGCCATATTCGCGAACGCCAGCGGATCGAATGCAAGCAACCCGTAGAGACGGTCGAGCATCTCCTGTGGCTTGGAGATCAGCTTCCCCTCTCCGTCGCGAACGATCAGCGTTGTTCGGTATTCGCCGGGAATGTCGGTCCGTGTGAATGTACGGGTGATGTCGAATTCACCTAACTTGATGCGGATCTCCGCTTCGTTCTCTCCCTCGCGGATCGGCTCAGCGGGGCAGAGCTTCTTTCCGCCGATGGCGAACGCGATGGAGTTCATGAACGAGGATTTTCCCTCCGCGTTCTCACCACCGATCCAAATCACGTCGGTGTCGGGCGTGACGCTGATCGCGCGAACCTTCATAATATTAGATACCTCGAGCCGTGCGATCTTCAATGCCTGGGGGGCTGCTGCTGTCATGATTTTGATTCTCCTGATTGGGTTGTTCCAACGTCTCCCTGCTGCTTCCATGCCCACACGACGTCCTCACCATCCCCGCCGAGCTTCTCGTAGAGACCGTAGAACTCGGCGAATATCGTTCCGGAAGGGCAGTTCGTGGCCCATCGGTCTGCGGAATTGCGGATTAGCGCTTTCAGGAAGGACATCTCACCTCCGGTCAGCTCGACCTCAACGGTGGGTCCATGAAACATGCGAGTGGCATGGGCGGTACTCACGACGCGTTCCCAATCTGCATTTTCGCCTCCGTGACTCTGGAGTGTAAGTGGTTGGTTGTGTCATTGCTCTTCGGCCAACGGTTGGGGAACTGGAGGGCTTCCGGCGCGCTTTTCGAAATGCGGTAAACTGTGCCCGATGTGCGATCGAATCGTCTTGACACCGGAAGCCGCCTCGGCACTCAACGAAGTGTTGATCGAGATTCGGGAGCGGCTTTGGGCGGAGGCTTGCTCTGCTATCGACGATCGGTTCGGAGCGGGGTCGGCTCGCATGTTCGTGAACCTGGGGACCATCTCGGGCGTTACTCGTGAGACCGTTTCCGCCGCAATTCGCGACGCAGCGTCCTCGCCCGCAACTCCCGAAAAGCCGCACGATACCCAGGCTCGCTTTCCCGCCTCTTGAGGTCGTACCTGTTGGGTAGAAACTCCGTCACTTCGAGCGGAGAGAGCCTCTCTACGTGGCCCCGGTGTGAGCGGTCGGATTGATGAAAATCTCCCGCCTCCGCGTGATTGGCGACGACACACACGGCAAGAGCGATGATCGCGAGACAGAACGCTATCCACAGCGTGAGCGCTGCGGGCGTGCTCACGAGTTCCCCCGCTCCTGGAACACCGGATCGCCTGCGTGGTCGTTGCCGATGAGTTCGTCTCGCTCGGGTAGCGGCTGTGCGGTTTTGGACAGCCAACGCCTGACTTTCTCGACCTCGTTGCGCAACTTGGCGTTTTCGGCTCGCAATTGCGCGATAGTTTCATCATCTCTGACCTGCGAGTCACTCCTGATCGGCAGGCTATCGCTCATGATTCATCCCGCGCTGGCTTCGCCTCGAATACCGTCTCTGGTTCACCAGCAATGGGCCGTGCAGTCATGTGATCGAAGCCCAACTCATCCCCCAAGACTTTCCATGCAGAATTTGCACTCTCTTGGGGTGACCGTGGTGTGCCGCATTGCAGCATGATCATTGGCGTTGGCTTACATGCCTCTAACAACTTGGTGTGTTGCTCTGGTGTCATTTCGAATCTTTTCATCTCGCTAGTGTCCACCATCATCGGTTCTCCCTCCCATACTCGCGCTGTGCGCAGTAGTTGCACATGCGGTCGCTGACGAATACGGGCCAGTAGAGGATAACCCGTTCCGTTGTCACTTTCTCGTCGCCCAACCGTTGGGAATTCTTGAGGGCTTTTCGGCGCGGCTACCGGCTAAATTCCGCCCATAGTTTGGTTCGCGCCCCTTCGATACAGCGGCGCGCCTTCCACTCGGTCCAACGCTCGCGCCGTCGCCATCGCTTGTTCGCCTCCGCAGCAACGCGGTTGTAGGGTTTGACTCCGGCCCACAAATGCAGCTCGAGATACAAGCGAACTTCCCACAGAGTCAGAATGTCCAGGCGTTTCCGGAGCCCCGCCAGTTCCGAAATCCGGTCTGGAAGAATCGTAGGGGTTCGGGCCGGCGTGGACGATCGGAACCGACTCCACACACCCCACGCTGCCCCACAGGTCGCACACACCCACGCGCCAGAACCATCCTCCACCGACCATCGGCGTTGGCGCTTTCGGCACCGTGGTGCGGAACAGCGGACCGCGAAAGACCACCCTTCTTCGGCGCTCGGTGTCGCGGGTCGCGGGGAGGCTACGAGTTGCCCCAGTTCGAGGTAGCGCCAGAAGATTTCGTCGGGTCCGGAGATCATGCACGGCGAAGCTACTTCTCCAACGGTTGGGAATCAATCCGGAGCGTCCATCCCGAGAAATCCTCGGATCTTGTCAGCACCATTTCCCGCCAATGCTTGCGCCGCCGCCACCGACTGCGGATCGCCGCATTTCAACTCTATCTGAATCGCCTTCAGCAATCCGACAGTCACGACGCACAGCTCTTGACGCAATTCAACCTGTTCCAACGCGCGCCTCGCCGACTTCGCGCCGGAGACGGACCACCCAAGACCGAAGCAAATCGAGCCACCGACCCACAGCCAGAATACGAACTCTAAATCACTCATCGTCTCTCCAAGAGAATCCGGAACGTCGTCTCTGGCGGACCCAGTGTCACGCCCACGCGTCCTTCCGAGTAGGCGATCAGAATACCACGCGCATTTTCCAGACTCTTGTTGGCTTCAGTCAGCGCGGGAACCACTTCGGCTAACTCTCCTTCAGGCTCCTCGATGGAGTGTCGAGCGAACCCCACCGACAGTCCGACGGATTGCAGTCGTTCGAGCGTTTCCGCCACGATCCAATCGAACATCGCGTCTGGAATCTCTTGAAATTCCAGAGCATCTTTCAACAACTGCGCGCGCCGAAGCTTGATCCCCCGCACCACTCCCCACCGGTAGCAAGCTGCCGCCGCCACGAACCAGCCTCCAAGCGCGACCCAAACATCCCAATCCATCCCTACCCCTTCGGCTTACGCCTGATCGTCACCGGTTCACCCTTGCGCACTTCGCCACGCTCTCGCGCGAGTGTTCGAGCCGCGTCCGTGATCTCTTTCACCAAAACCGCCGCCCGTTCCGCCCCCTCCAACGGACATTCGGGCGCTTTCCCCTCACTGCCACCAGACAACCAGGAATCGTATGCCCGCACCTTTGAAACGCATTTCGCACAGTGATTCACGACTTCTGTTCCAGGTCCGCGCGGATCGGATCGCATCTTGATCGGGACACCGCACCACAAGCAGCGTGGGCGGGTCGGGACCGGCTCGGCCTCAGCGTGAGTCTGCCGCGCCACTATTCAATCGTCCCCACGGTAATCGAAACGCACTGACCCACGGCAACCTGATCCGCCTCAATCGTGATCGCGTCGACGGGTCGCGGATCCTCCATCGGGAACGCGAGGCAAAACGCATTCCGCCCGTCTGGTCCGCGGACGCATTCGAAGACACGAATCGATGACACCGCGGGAGGCTTCGGCCAGAGGTCGGGGCGCTCGTTCAACCAATTCTTCAGCGCGAGCGCTTCCGCCGAGTGCGGGCCGTCGGTGGCGATGCGGACTTCTGGCTCCAGCTCCGTGATCCGCCACGCCACACCCCACACTGTGGGTTGGAAGATTCGCCTTTCAGTCGTGTGCCAATACCGCGTGAATGCCGGCAGCCACTCCGGGGAGATCGGCGGCGCATCCGATTGGCTCATGTCGCAAGGGAGGTAGCAGCGCTTGCACGCTCCCACCCGTTCGAGCGGAGTCCAGACGAACATCCTCGGCTTGATATCGCAGCAAGGGCATGCATCTTCGAGGATGATTCCCGTTCCCTGTCTGACTACGTTCGACACATCAACCCCCGATCGCCTTCACTATGGATTTGATCAATTCGTCCCCGCCCTGGTTGATCCCTTCGCCAACGGATAACGCGGTGTCGGCGAACTCCGACGAGAATGGATCGACGCCTTCGCGGATCTTTCTCAAGCAGCATTCGTACCACTCGATTTTGAGTTCGGCTCGCTCGAGCGCCTTTGCCATACCGTCGTTGCTCGCCATCAACCTAGCGCCCCCAACACTTCGCGACGCCCTTTCGCTATCGCTTGCTTCCGATGCTTTCGCCAGCGCTGCTCGGCGTCCCTTTTGTTACCCGTCGCCGCGTCCGACCACCCGCACGAGCAACCCGCGCTCCAGTCGATCCGGGTTTTCGTGAATGATAATTTCGGCGCGTCGTGTCGCCTCGGTGTGTTGTTATGCTCCATCGTCGATTCCCGCGCCCCGCCGCAAAACATCCGCCGCGTTGTCCATCATCGCTTCGGCTTGCTCCAACGAGAGATACGGGTATCCGGTCCCACCGTTCAAGTAGTTGCAGCGCCGCGCGGCCTCGTCGGCCGTGTCGTGCTCCGACTCGGGAAAGAAGTCCGCGTCGGTCGCATCGGTCGTCGGCCTAAAGACTCCCGGAGTTCGAGGCAGAAAATTCGGGAGTGTCGCCCCCTCCGGCTTATAGTGACCGACGGTCCATAGCTTGTTCCCTTGGTGGCTCTCGCTCAAGATGTAGACGAACATTCTTCCTCCGTTGTGACGATCTTGCGCTTGCGGGCAACGCTCTCGTGTACGGTGAACCACGTTTCGAACGGAGGGGGTGGCCCCATATAGCACGAGCGGCCCATGATCAGCATCAAGTTCCAGAGCTGCGTGCGGAAGACTCCCCCGACTTCGACGTGCGGCGGTTCCATTCTCAGCCATTCGTAGTGCGCCCGGATCGCGCGAACGCCGCGTTCTTGCAGCACGACCTCGCACTGGTCGTTCATATTCACCTGGACGGTCACGCCCACTTGACCGCATCGGCCGCCAGCTTCTGGACCCACTCGCCGTGAACCTCTTCGGGCTCTTGATCGCAAATGATCTCGATCGCGCGCTCCATGAGATCGTCCACCGATGCGCCCACTTCGTCCGCGAGGAGTCGGACCGACGCCGCGACTTCAGATCCAGCCGATTCTCGGATGATCTCCATCGCCCGCCGCGACGCTATGTCTACTCGCTCGTCCTGTCTACGAACTGCGATACTGACTGCCTGTTCCATCCTGTTCTCCCTTGCGCGCGATTACCACGCCCATGTTGTCCGCTACGGACGGACGTTTCCCCGACTTGAGAACTACTTGAGCAACGAGACCAACGCCTTCGCCCGCGCTGTGCGATTCGCGCCCAATAGTGTCGAGTCCAGGTGGCGAGCGGCCTTCTCGGGTCCCCAACCATCGGAGTCCTTCGCGATAGCCAACGCCTTCTTGTGGTGATCAAGGAACTCTGAGAGCCCGTTGAATGCGTCCCAGCCGCTCTCTCCGCGGTTGCCCGCCCCCTCGCCAAAGTAGCGGACGATCGTATCGACATCGGCCTTCTTGCCCTTGTCCGTGCCGCGCGGATTGATCTCATCCATCAACGCTTTCGCCCAGTTCCGAACCTTCTGGACGCTCATCTTCCGAGCTTCCAGGGTCGCGGCGATCGAAGCGAAGCCATCGTATAAAGCGTCCAACTCGAGCAGCGTTGAATCCGCTTCGGCTGCGCGCCCTTCCGCGTTGCCAGTGTGCCGGATCTTGATTTCGCTCTGTAGTCCGTGGATCTGAGCGAAGTTCAACGTGTTCTGGCACACGTCGCGAACCGGGGTGAGCCCGCACGAGCGCGCGCGCGAGTCCCCGTGGGTATTGACGAACAGCGCGTACTTCGTAATCTCGTCGTCGTCGGCCCCGATTCGCTTCACCATCATGGATCCGAGCTTCGCGAGCACCCATACCACCCGCCCGCCACGGAGCGAGCCGGCTGTCTCAAACGTGAGTTCGCCGCGCTCCTGGAGTAACCCAGCGACCATCAAGTTTACATCGTTCTGGATGATCGAGTAGCGGTCGCCAACGGTCGCCTTCGCGATGGCTTCGACTTTGCCGTCTGGGAATGTCCGTACGAGCGAGAACACGTCTTCCACCGGGACCGCTTCATCGGGCGACAGCACAGCCATGATCGGCTGTAGCGAGACCGTCCAATCGATCTTCGCACGTCGGGCCATCGTCGCCGCGCTGGGATTGTCTGTGAATCGCTCTCCGAGTCCATGCCACGGGACTTCGTTCCGGTACGCCGTCGTTTCGACTTCGTGCGACATCGGCTCTCCGTTCTAACGTCGATGCGACTTACGCCGCGTGGTCACTCCCTATCGACCAACCGTTCGCGCACTTGATCGATAGTTCCGAACCGTTCAATTGTACCCGCTCTGAGCGAATGGAGTCAACGAATTTCGCCGACCGGCAACACTTGTGCAAGCCAAGGGTATCGCCAACGGTTGAGCGAAAGCACTACAGTTTCCCAACGGTTGGTCGATATAGTAAGGGAGACACAGCAACAGGGAGCGAGACAATGACACTTCGAAAATTCGTCGGCTTTGCAATCTTCACCGCGGTTGTTCTTCGGGCGATCCTCGCGAGCGCTGGGAGCTTGCTGTAATGGTACGCGTATTCCGGTGCACACAGGGCAACTGGTATTGGGCGACGGACGCGAGTGATCCGGTCGGACCGTTCGACGAAGCGGACGAGGCGGAAGACGCTGTCCGGAACAACCTGGAATTTCTATTCGAGGCTGCTCGAATATTTCTCGAAGAGGAAGAGCTGGAACTCTACGAAATGGCGCTAGGGGTCGCGCTCGACTTCGCGAAGGAACTCGGCTGGACAGCCGGCGCGGACTCACAGTTCGTCCGATGGCTGCTGATCCATCAACCCGGACTCGGGAGTAACGCGACGCTACGAGAACGGCTGTTCGTAACATGGCACAGAGCGCGGGCGCACGCTGAGCAGCTCGTTATCGATTCAGAATGACAGCTCTATACAATGAAATCGGACCCTTTCCAGCTCGGTGGCTCGAGAACCTCATCGCTGCCGATCTGATCGCAACCGGGAGAGTCGACGCCCGGAGTGTCGAAGAGCTGCGTGCAATCGACTTGCGCGATTGCAACCAATTTCATGCGTTCGCCGGTATTGGCGTGTGGTCGCACGCGCTACGGTTGGCGGGCATCCCGGATTCGTTCGAAGTCTGGACAGGATCCTGCCCCTGCCAGCCATTCAGTAACGCTGGACGTCGAAAAGGAACGGACGATGACAGGCACCTCTGGCCCGAGTGGCTCCGCCTCATTGAGCAGTGCGGACCTCCAATCATCTTTGGAGAGCAAGTTGCGAGCCGAGCTGGGCGGGATTGGTTGTCCAATGTACGTGCTGACTTGGAAGCATTGGGATATGCCGTCGGGGCCTCCGATTTGTGCGCTGCGGGCGCGGGCGCCCCGCACATCCGTCAGCGCCTCTACTTTGGAGCGGTCCGGTTGGCCGACTCCGGTAGCGAACGACGACAACAAATCAGTCGAGGCCCATCTGAGGATGAAAACCCGGATGGGAGAGCGGGACGGAACGTGGGCGAGGCGAACAGCGATCACATCGCTTCAAGTGATGGCAAAAGCCGCGGCGTGGGTGACACCAACAGCGCGCGACCACAAGGATGGAACCTCGGTGGGGACAGCCCCGATCAACGGATTGCTGGGGGGGATGGCATGGCTAGCTGGGTCCGATGCTCAGATGGCAGAGCTCGGCCCATTGAACCCGGCACATTCCCGCTGGCTCCTCGGACTCCCAACCATGTGGGACGACTGCGCGCCTACGGAAACGCGATTGTCCCGCAAGTAGCTGCCCTGTTCGTACGATCCTTTCTCGATGCAGTCGGAGCCTGTTACGAACCTGAGCCCGGGGCCGACTGTCACGCCCAACTCCCTTTCAACTTCTGATCGATCTCCGCGATTCGCCGCTTTCCATCTTCGATCTTGTCGTGCCACTTTCTTCTTTTCTTGAGTGCGCCAACCGTCTTTTCGTATCGTCGCCAGGTCGGGAGGTGCGCCACTAGTTCCGCGCTCTCTTCTTTGATATCGCGGAGTTCCAAAACACCCATTCCCATCAGAAAATCCTCAACAGTAGGAGCTGCGAAATACCCAGTGGGACAGCCTTGAATATGGACGACTACACACCGTTGCGCAGCAATCTCACGCCGTCCCACCGGGTGCCACACTGACTAACACGAGACTCAGGGCGCTGCAACAGCATCACTCTTTCCCCAACGGTTGGGAGCCTTCCTCCGCCTCTTCGCTCCGCCTCTTCGCTTCCCGGACGAACTCCAGAAGGGCCGCCGCCGTCGCATCCTCCGCGGTTGGTCTACCGCGAGCCCGCGACCAGTCGTCTATTTTCGATTTGAGCGAGTCTCGTCTGGCGTAGTACGACTCGACTAGATTGCGCTCCGCCTTTCCGCTCGAGACCAGCGCGAGTAACCGCCGCCCCGACTGCCACGCGGTCAGCGCCATCGTCCACAGCCAATCGACGAACAGCCCCCACACGATCTTGATACGCCACCCGCGCTGTTGCTCCACGCTCAATGGAACCCCGTGATCCAGTCTCGAAGCTCCCGCCACTCGATGGTCTCGTCGCGCCTTCTCGCCATTTTCATACCGAGCGCTATATCAACATGGTCTCGGGTTTCGTCATGCCTCCCCATGTCGTATAGCATCGACGCGAGCGCATTCTGGTAGCAATCCCGACCACCGCGTTGCAGCTCAGCGAGAGCTCGGCCTTTACACCAGTCGATGTGCTCCTTCCGGTTCACGCCTTCTTACCGTGCATGTACGGACGCTTCGAGTTGATCGCCATCTTCTCGAACAGCGCGGTTTCGATATCGACGTCCCATTCCGCCGCGTTGTCGAGCATCCTGATTAGAACGTCCGCGCATTCTTCGGCGATGTTGTCTTGATCCTTCCGCGCGATCCCGTCCGCCAGCTCGACCAACTCGGTTACGACCAACATGATCCGACCGCGCCGGAAGTGTGTCTCGTCGTCGATCCTTCCGAGTTCGCACAGCTTTACCGGCTCGGATCCCCTCTCCGTCTCCGCGACATTCGACGCTGTTTCAACGCTCCGGAATAAGAT